TGCTCGGTGCTCGGTGCTCGGTGCTCGGTGCTCGGTGCGAGCGTCCAGAGCGAAGCCGCGCCGCCGAGCGGCTGGGGTTTCGACACACCTACCAATCGTGATCTGCTGGTTCGGATCCTGAAGCTTGTTCCTCAAGAAGTTCTGACGGTCTGTGGTTGGCTCGACACTCTCGCCAGGAGGCACCGAAGGGTCGAACGGGTCGAAGCCATGGGGTTTCCGGAGTCAACTGCGGACTTCCATCGTGACTTTTCCGCGTTCGCGACATTCGGTGCGTGATTGGACACGCGCGAGTTGGCAGACTTCAGAACGATTCTTCCAATCGAAGCCTGGGGTGAGCGTGCAGCCTCCTGCGGAAGGGTGCACCGAACCGAAGCGGCGTGGGAGACTTCCGGGCTGGGTTGACCGGCGTTACGTATCGCTGGCCTCTTCCCACTGCATGCCGAGCACCCACGCGAGAGCTGCGAGGCGGCCAACGAGCATTCCGTAGGCAACGTCTGAATCTGGAGCGCCAGTGGCCGCGCTCTCCCCCGACGGCGGCGGCTCACGGGATGGAGCGGGGGCTCCACCAAGACATTCCCTGCGCAATCCCCAGACGCGGTACCAGAGCTCGTCATACGCTTCGAGTATCGCCCGGTCGTTTCGTCGCAGGATGTTCTCTTCGAGGAAGAGTGAATCCTCCATGTCGTCGTTGAAGAGGTACTCGACCTTGTCGCCGGAGGAGTTGTAGCCGACTGGTCCTCCGTTGGGGCCGACGGTGGGAGGGAGGTTGCATACCTGGCCGTCACGCCAGACGACGTTGAAACGTTCATGGGTCGGACTAAAGTCAGGGACTGCATCAGGCGTGACGTGGCGTGGGAGTTGTGCGAAGTGAGACAAGTTGGTCGTGACCTTTAGTTCAAAGATGAGGCAGTGCCTGACCTCAATTTACGCTAGTTCAGAGGCTCGTGCTGCGGAGATGAGTGCGGACGAGTGCATACAAGAAGACGCTCATCTGTCCGGATCTGCCACATCGGATATGCAACGGATCCCGACGTTCTATTGAATCGCAGACGGAAGTGACCGACTCCTTCGCGATGAATCCTGAATTAGCACCAGGAGCTTCTGATAACGCACGCGCAGACGAAGCTCAGCCCCTGCGTGAACGCGTTGGGCCCGGACCTGGCGTCGCCCCCGCGGCCCTTGGGGAAATGCGTGTGGGCCGGACCTTCGGCCCGGCCGGCCGCGTTCCACACGACGGCCGCGACCGCGTCGGCCCGGTCCTTGCCGTAGAGGTCGTGGACGATCTCGTTGCCCTTCTGCTTGATGAACTTGAGCTCGAGCTGCGTCTTCTCGTCACCTGGGGCGAGGGTGATCATGTCGTTGTAGAACGCAAGCCGCAGGTAGCGGTACATCGCCAGCTGCTCCGCGTTTGAGAACGACATATCATCCGCGTCGACGCCCATGGCGACGAGTTCCTGGATGCCCTCGACCGAGTTCCAGCGGTCGAACGTCACGCGCTTAACGTCGTAGTAATGGACGAGCTCCTTCAGGGTCGACCGCACATTGAGGTAGTCGACGACGCGCGGGTAGCGCGGCTCCCAGGCGATGACGAAGTCGACGACCACCCGCTGCAGCTGCTCTCTTTCGCCCTTCGCAGTCTCGATGGTCTGGTAGCCGTCCGTCGTGTGGCAGAGCGCCAGCGTGAACGCGTCCTTCTTCAATCCCGGGTCGCAGTGAATGTAGTACGGCCGGCCCTCAGCCTTCGGGGGCAGCGAATCGAGCGTCAGCGTCACGTAGCGCCGGATCGGGTTGTCGACGGCGTGCGCGATGATTTCCTGGCGCTCGCCCACGGTCGTCACCACCGGCACCAGGTTGCGGTCGACGGCCTCTGTAATCGTGTGGGGGTTCTCGAAGAAGCCGCCCTGGGTGAGGGGAGGCCGCGCCATGATGCGCGTCATCGCGTCCACACCATCAGACAAGAACTCCTCCTCGAACTCCTCCGCCTCGGGCGTCCACAGCGGGTGCCCTTTCTCGAAGTGCGGGTTCACCTCCCAGGTCTTCGTTCTCTGCTTCAGCAGGATCTTCACTGGACTGCGTCACACTCTCGTCATGTCCGGAGTCATCGCAAATGTAACTACCATCGCATCGCCGTCTTCACCTTCGCTACCATAAGAGTACAAGGAGTACCACATGTCACAAAAGTTCAGGACAATAGGATCTGATAATGATGATTATCGGCAGCATGGAGAACCGTCTACAAGCGATGTTTTGCAGCTTGCGCTCTGGGAGGAGCAGACGGTTGTAGTCATCGAAGGACAGGTCGGAATCACCTGGGAGGAAGCGACAACTGCCTTTCTCCGTACGCTCGACAGCCCGAATACGCGACGTTCGTATGCCAGGCATCTCCGAAATGCAGCCGAGGCCATGGACGTAGTGTGCATGGACGAAGTAACCGGAGCGAGGCTGAGCGATTACCGGGCCCTTGTCACGGCGGCGGAACTCGCCCCCGCTTCGCAGGGCCACGCGCTCGCCGCCGTTCGCAGCTTCATGGCGTGGTCGGCGCATCTCGCGGTCCACTCGATCACCTCGAAGGTGGTCGAGATAGCGCTCCGCACGCCGCGAGGGAGCGTCCAAACCCGCTACTCCATCCTGACAGAGCCGGAGATTGTTGGGTTGCTTGAGGCGGCGTCCACGACTCGTGATCGGGCAATCCTCGGCGTGCTTCTGGGTGCTGGACTCCGTGTTGCCGAGGCGTCAGCGCTCCAGCTTGAGGACATCACCGAAGACAGCGACGGGCACCTGGCGATCTTCGTCAATCAGGGAAAGGGCCGGAAGGACCGACACGTCCCCATTCAGGACGATGTCGGAGCGCTGCTGCGGGCGTATGTCGGGGAGTCACGCCGCTACTTCGGTTCGGACGGACCTTTGTTCTTGGCAACCGACAGAGGTTCGCGGTCCCGCAAGAAGGCAGGGCTCAGCGTACGGGGTCTGGCGCGCGTTGTTGAGATCTGTGCAGCGCGAGCTCAGATCGCGGTCAAGCGCGTGTCGCCGCACAGCTTGCGTCATACCTATGCGGTTCGGGCGCTGCGCGCTGGAGGCAACGTCGTTGCCGTGAGCAAGCTCCTTGGTCACGCAAGCATCACTACAACTCAAAGATATGTGGATCATTTAGCCGTAAGCGAACTGCGGGCGACCGTCCCTCCGTTGCCAGTTCGGGAAAGCGGAGTCCGCGAACTGGCATCGTAGAAGATGGTTGTTGGCCCGTTAATCGCGCCAGGATGACTGGAGGTACCACCAGTGCACTTTAGACGGTCTGGTGACTGCCACAGACTGCCAGGATCGATCCTCGCAGCGGCTACTTCTGGCTTTGTTTGGTGCTTGGAAGGGTGCTTTTGGCCGGCATGGGAGACGGGCCGGTTTGCAACATAACCAACGCAGTAGGGAGCGTTGCTGGAACGACCGGTGTCAGTACGACTCGACGTGTGATCTCGCCGTTCTGGACGTTATATGACTCGACACCAAAGGGGCACAACACTGACCCTTCCGTCCGCAGTATGTGTGCGGATGACCAGGTACTACCGCGGCGCTTCAATCGGTCTGGTGACTCCTACAAACTGCCAGGATCGATTCTCGGACTGCCTGTCGGGGCCTCTCAGGCGCCGTCTGCGAGCAGTGCATCCGAGGATGCTGGGCGATCGGCCGGAGGGGGCTTCCGATGGCGGTCGCAACTGCCACCTGCCAGGTCCCGAACTGACGGGCGAGCGACTTGTAGCTTGGCCACGGCGGCACCAGGTCGCTGCGACGAACCGACCGGCCTAACTCGGAGGACAGCACCCGCAGCTCGGCGAGCATTTCCTCCGGCGTCCGGGACCGTCGCACGGATCGGCGTGGATTTCCGACATCACCCAGAGCCCGACTGTTTCCCACCAACAAGTGGCTCATCAGTTCGCTGGCAGACGCATAGACTCGGAGGTCGTCCAGCGACGGATCACCGCGACGGATCGCATCCCAGGCGACAACTTCGCGCGCCGACAGTGGCCGCCCGAGCACCTCCGCGACGAAGGCGCGGGCTGCCCTGACGTAGCCGGACACCGAGGCGTTCGGGTGCCCGGGATCTCGCAGGAGCAGGTAGCCGCCTCTGTCCTGGATTCGCCCGTCGGCGGGCCGGTACTTTCCGACAGGAGGTCCCCTTCGCCGGCGCGGGATGTTGGCCTCCACCATGCGCCGGCGCATGGTTTCCTGGGTGAGGCCGAAGCGCTCGGCGAGTTCGGCGACGGTTGCGCCGTCGGCGTAAAGTTCTGCGACTTGTTCTAGGTCTAGGTGCGGCACTGGTTGAGCCCTCCGTGTATGCCTCGGAAAGCTGAACGCCCTGTCCAACTTCAGGATACGACTTCAACCGGACCAGACGCGGACTTATCGCGTATGGGCTATTTCTCCGGTCGAAAACGTGCCGCATCGAAATTTAACAACTGCAGCGCTCTGGGCCCCCGAACCTGAGAGCGATCGCCAGGTTCGGAAACAGGCCTCTCAACGAACGAAAGACCGCTTTTCTGCGATGTTGAAACAACACGCCAAACAACAAGAAACCCCGGGTGCACCGCCAATTCCACATTGGTGCAACAGTGTGTGAACACCAGATCCAACATGAACCTTGACCCTGCCTGCCTGCTGCCTTTCCAGGGAGCAGGCGACAGATCGGGGCTGCTTCGCTGGCATCAGGAAACTGTCCCTGGGAATCGTACGCGAGGAAACAGAGCGTTCCGGCCGTCTTGCGAGCAATGGTGCCCGACACCCGAATAACGGCTGCGGGACTTCGCGGGCGATGCCAGGGCGACGAAGCGAGGGACGCCGCAGAAGGGAGCCTCTCCGCGGTTCACGGCGTTTCGTCTTCGTCGATCGCCGAGCCGGTTGTGTTCTCGGAGTAGTTCGAGTAAGCGAAGTCGAGGTTAACGCGGACCTGTTCACCCTGACCGTTGTACCGGCACTTCGCCATGTAGAGCCTGGCTTCACCGACATCCTTCTCGCGTGCGGTCTGCGACTGGGCGATGATGCAGTCAGAGATCTTGGCTTTATCGAAGTCATCCGCGATGTTCTCTATGGTGATGGTCCTCTTCCTGAGCGCCTCTCGGTTGGTTTGGGAAGCCGTCCAGACGGGGATGTCGTATTCGACAGCAATGCAGCGTAGCTCCGTGAAGACTGCCGACTGTGCCTCTTTCCGGTTTTCCGATTTCTTGATGGGCGCGAGGATGTCGCCATAGTCTACGACCAGCATGTCGAATGGCGTGCCGCGGTCTTTGTGCTGGTTCAAGATCTGGCGGATGTCGCCTGCGCTGGCGCCTTGCGCCGGGAAACGCTTAATGACGAAGTCGATGTCGGCCAGGCGCTCGTTTTGAAGAAACTTCGCCATGCGGCGTTCGAAGTCCCCGGACTCGAGATGGTGGACATCGCGCGCAGGGGTGTCGAGGATCGGAGCGTAGAATCGCAGTGCGACCCAGGGTTCGCTCATTTCCAGAGTGATGTACAGGACGTTGTTCCCGGCTCTCCACGCTGTCCGCGAGACATAGGTGAGCCATTGCGACTTGCCGTGGCCTGGCGGTGCGAGGAACGTGCACAACTCACCGGAGCGTGCGCCGCCGTTCATGATCGCGTCGATCGAGTCGATGCCTGTTGGGATGGCCATGCCGTTCTCCCACATCGCTTGGATCTCTTCGAACATCGCCGCACGGTTGCTGATAGCGCCAATCGCGGGCTCGTCGGTCGAGCTGATCGACAAGCGATCCAATCCGGTAGTCAGGAGATCCTGGATGGTGTTCGCGTCGGCATCGTCGATAGCGTCAGCAAAATCTTGCATGAGGACTTCGGACATGCGCCGGCGCAGCCAGTCATCCGCGAAGTCTCTCAGGAAATCGAGGCTATCCTCATCGGGGGCCTCGGTCCCGTGCCGGTCCTCGACCATGTCCTTGTCGAACTTGTCGTTGTCCTTCTTCTTGGCCAGGAGGAGCTTGAGCGCTTTGGCCGTCATGGGGCGCTCGTACTTGTCGTAGTACGTGAGGCACTGCTCCAGGTACCAGGCATCCTCCGGGTTCTCCCAGGTGGAGGGGTGAATCATCCGGTGATACCGCTGGAGGAACTCGGCGTCGTGCCCGACGAGCCACCAGAAGGCCTTCTTGAACTCGGAGTCGTGTTTTGCCATCAGTTCGCCATCGGCCAATGCGAATGAACGGGTTGGAGCTTTGTGCGCTGTCTGCGTGCGCGCTTGGGCCGTTTCACTATCTCGGCGGGTTCGCGCACGTTGGGACTGTGGTCGACCTCGGCGTGGCCGTACTCCGCCGCTATCCGTGCCTTGGAGCGCGCCGCTTTTTCGGCGCGGATGGCGGCATACCTGTCACCTCTGATCTCGGGAATGGGGAAGCTGGCATCTAGCCCATACCGCTTCATCAGACGAACGGCGTACATCGGGTCGCCGGCCAGGCAATCGTCGACTTCCTCCAGGATCGCGGGGAGGTTTCGCTGGAATGTGGTCAGGGTTCTGCCGTAGGTGTCAACCGGTTCGCCTCGCCACTCAAACACAAAGAAGAGCAGCGGCACCTGTAGGTCAGAGAACTTCGAGGTCTTCGCCAGGTGGCGCGCGACCCGCTCGTTCTGCGTCTTAAGCCCCCCGGCCGCCATACCGGCCTGGGAGTCTTCACCGTGTGCCCGCGTGGCCATCTCGAAGAAGTCGAGTATGAGCTGGGATTGGGCCTTGATGGTCTTACGGCCGAGGAGGTCGTCCAGATTCGGTTCCGGCGGTGGCTGCAGAGCCGGGTCGTTCAGCCACTCAATCAGCTCGACGTCGTCCACGGGGGCGTCGTCGACACAGACCGCGTAACTCACGGATAAGGCCCCGTTCACAGAGTCACGCTCGATCAGTCGCAGGTGTTCCAGCCGGCGTAAACGGCTGGTGATGGTTTGCGACTTGCACTGGAACAGCTTGGCCAAACCCGCCATGGTGACGCTTCGATAGTCGGTGCCGTGGGTGGTGACTTCGTTGCGGAGGTGAAGATAGAGGGCGGCCGTCCCACGTTCGTCATGGAACGCCAGGAAAAGCTGCCGCCGCTCGGCGTCGTCCAGGTGGACTCGGAGGTCCGCCGGGTGCGGGATGACCTCGATGGCATCCCATCCTCGGAAGGTCGCCGCTCGGCCGTGGCCCCTGGGCTGTAACGTCCACACGGCAGCTTTGCCGCCGGCTTGTTCGGCCTCGTGATGAAGCACCCATCCCGCTCGCTGGAGCGTCCAGAGTGCGCGCCGCACTGCATCGTGGCCGATCCCCAAGCTCTTGCCGACTTCCGACAGGGAAAAGACTGTGCCGGAGTTGGAAGTGGTCTCGGCCCGCAGTTGTTCGTAGACCCTGGGAGCGTTCGCTTGGTGCCTGGGGAAGGCCGAGCGGAGCTCCTGGCACCTACTGGCCCTGATAGGCTTCAGGCGGTTCACGAGAACGTTAGTGACTGATGGCATGGTGATCCTTTCGAACGCCGGGGTTCACTGTTGTCTGGTGCGTTGACGGTGCGAGGTCTGGCTCGGTGCGAGCGAGGCGCGCGCTGGTGCGCGGCATTCCAAAGAGATCTAAGAGAGTGTCTATAAGAGATCTTAGGAATGCCGCGCACCAGCGCGCAGGACGCGCAGCATGTCTCCGGATTGGGTCGTCTGGACTAATAGACAGTCCCGCCAGTCTGGTATTGCGATGAAGTGCGCCACATGCTATTCGGCCTTCTAACAACCGAATGGTTCGCCAACACGCTTGAATGCATGGCGCGCAATCACCCGCCGTGTGCCTATGCGTATCCCTGGGATCGGATAGCTCCCGTTGCGGACCGCACTGTAGGCAGCGGCTCATGCTTAGCCAGAGGAGTCGATTGGCCAACTCATGGACGGGCATTGTCTGCCAGGAGGATGTGAGGTGACTATTCATCAACCGGCCTTTCGTAACCACGTTCGCATTTCTCAATAGGATTGGCAAATTGTGACTGTCACGGCGCACAAACGACTGTGCCACTGTCCAGAACCTCGTTCTTGAGCCAGCGCTGTGGCACCAGAGCGTCAGGAGCGCAACGGTACGCGAATCGAGTTATACTAGGGCTGGAGACCCATAAGACCTTGGACAAACGGAACGTGATCTCATCGGACCGACCCAGTAAGTGTTTCGAAAATCGCTATTTCTCGCATGCATCACCACCGGACCCTCACAGCACAAGCCGTGGCCCGACTTCTCGTAGCATCAAGCGCCGCGAGTTGTAATCGGGCATGGCCTTCTCCACGCCTGCCCAAAACTGGCGAGAATGGCTGCGTTGAGTTAGATGACACAGCTCATGCACTACCACATAGTCGAGCAGCCAGGAATCTGCCATTGCGATCCGCAAGTTGAACCGGAGCGTGCCATCCGGGGCGCAGCTGCCCCAGCGCTGACGCTGATCCCGGATCTTCACAGCGGTGGGCGCGACGCCCACGATGGGTGACCACCGAGCAATGGACTGCGAGATGCGCTCGCGAGCGCGGCGCCGGTACCACCGCACGAAGGCGCTTCGAATTGCGATGCAGCGTTCTTCGCCGTCCATCCCGTCGGGAACCGTGACCGTGAACGCCCAGTGGCTGAACCGGATGTGGACACGGGGAACGTCGGCGCTACTCACTTCCATCCGCACTTCGCGGCCCACGTACGGGAGACTCTCACCAGTGACAAAGGCCTTGGGCTGGGGCATCATAAGGCCATCGACGGAGCGCTGGACAATCCACGAAGCTCGCTTGGAGACCACCGCCTGGATCTGCTCCGGCGTCGCCTTCATCGGTGCGGCGACGAGCACCCCTTCGAGGGTGTCCAGCGTGAGTTCGATGGTCTTCTTTCGGCGGGCGCTCCGCGACACTTTGTACGGAATCACGGTCGTCCCATACCGAACCTCGCCCTGCTCGGTCATCTTGGCTGCCGGGCAATTTCAATCATGGTCATGACCAGCTCGTTCAGCTGCTCTTCACTGAGATCACCGGCCTTTCGAAGCTCCCGCTTGATGTCGCGCCTCATTTGGCGCTGCACCTCGTCGTTGTCCTGCCAGTCGACGATGCCGCGGCCCCACTCCATTACCGCACCCACGCGCTGAGCCACATCCTTCACTCCCGGGTCTAGGGGCGCGTCGTAGGCCACTCTTTCCTCGGCGAGAGTGCCCGACGCGGTGTCGGCCCTCGCAACGGCTCTTGCACGTTCCGCCAGTTCGTAGACGGCGAGAGAGAGTTCGTTCAGGCCGTGTTGCGCCGCCACAGCGCCGAGTTTCAACGCTTCTTCCCGCAACTCCGATAGGCGTTTGCACGCTTCGACCGCTCCCATCAGCTGGCTCCGCATCGCATCGATGATTTTCTGCAAGCGCTCGGCCAGTGACGTGTAGAACGTCGGGTTTTCGTCGAGCCGCTCTTTGATCTGCGCCCGGATTGCGTGCTCCATCATCGACGCCCGGGCTTCATCGTGGGGCAGCGCGGCGATGCGGTCCGAGAAATCCCGGTCGAGGATGCTCACGGGCCGGCTCATGACTTCCCGGACGTGGGCGCTGATCCAGCCGTCGAGGAGGTCCTTCACCTTCGCCGAAACGTCGGTCCAGTCGATTTCCTCATCCTCGCGCACCATCTGGGCCTTCACGTATTCGCGGACTCGGGTCAGGCGGGCCAGGCGGTCAAGGTAGGGAAGAGCTCGCGGGTCGGGGAGGAACTCGTCGATCTTCTGCGCGAACAGGCGATAGTCCGCGATGAACTTGTCCCACAGGTCACGCTTGTAGGTGCCCTCGGTGTAGTGGTCCGGCTCGAACAGCGACGCGCAGGCCCACACGTCACTCAGGTCATGGCCGGTGAAATGGCCCTCAGCCCGAATCGCGTAAGACTCGATGGTGACCGACGGTTCGTCTGGCTCGGGCTGGAGCGCAGCCTTTGCGTCGACATCGTCGAAGGCTGCCAGCGCCTCTTCGAGGTTTCGTGAGACACCCCAGTAGTCCACGACCAGTCCGTACGTCTTTTCGCTCACGGTTCCGTCGGGCCGTTCGATGGTGCACGGGCGGTTCACACGGGCGATCGCCTGGAGCAGGCTGTGCTCGCGCAGGTTTCGGTCCAGGTACATGACCTGCTCTACCGGGGCGTCGAAGCCTGTCAGCAACATGTCGACGACAACCAGCATCTGGACGGATTGGTCGGTGGGGTCCTTGAACCGGCTCTCGACTTCCGCCCGCGTGGGAAGTTCGTCGAGAGCAGTTGTGATCTCGGCGTCGTCGTCGGCTGTGGTCGTGATGACCGGGTAGGCTTCCACTCCGAAACGGCTGAGCCACTTGGCATACCGCACCGCGGCTATGCGGCTCGTCACGACAACCTGGGCTTTGAAGCCGTTCTGGCGGAAGCGCTTTCCGTGGTGTTCGACGATGTCGCCGGCGATCTCCTGGATGCGCTGCTCGGACTCGGCGAGCTGGTCAGCGGTTGCAAAGCGCCGGTGGATGCGCTCGCGGACCTCCGGTGACTCGTTCGCGAAGACGCGGTCAAAGAGGCGGTCCACCGACTCGGCACCGATGATCTGGAGTTCGGGCAGGCGCGCCTCGTAGTAGATCGGCACGGTTGCTTCATCGGCGACCGACTGCCGGATGCCGTACTGGTCGATCAGCGTCCCGAAGCGGCCCATGGTGCTGCGGAAACCCTTGTCGATTGGTGTACCGGTGAAACCGATGAACGCCGCATTCGGAAGCGCCTTCCGCATCTTCGCGGCGACCCGGCCGTACTGGGTGCGGTGTGCTTCGTCGACGATCACCACCAGGTTCGATGCCGGGTTGAGTACATCAAGTGACGCGGTTGGGGTCTCGAGTGCCTCCTCGAACTTCTGGATGGTCGTCATCACCGTCCGTCCGACCGCCTGGCGGAGAAGCGTCTGCAGGTCCGTTTGTTGGCGGGCACGGCGAGCCGCGGACAGTACCTGGCGATCCGTTGGCCGGCTGCGCGTGGCGCGTTCCGGCGATGGGAAGCCGCAGCGCCGGAACGTCTCGCTGATCTGGCGGTCGAGCTGGGCCCGGTCGGTAACGATGACGATCGTGGGGTTGTCGAGCTTCGGCTCCCGGCGCAGCTTCGTGGCCAGCCAAAGCATCGTCAGCGATTTGCCCGATCCCTGCGTGTGCCAGATCACGCCGCCACGCGCTTCCGGGTCCTGCTCGCCGAGCAGCCGCTCCATCGCGCAGCTGACCGCCCGGTACTGCTGATACCGGGGCAGCTTCTTCACGAGCTTCCCGCCTTCGGGCTCGAAGACGACGAAGTCGCGCATGATGTCCATCAGCGTGGCCGGTTCGAGCATCCCGGCGATCAGCTCGGCCTGTCCCCTCGGTTCGACGCCGAGCCGCTGACGGACTCCTTCGGCCGCGGATGGCTCAAGGCGCCAGGGCGAGTACGACTTCTCCGGAGCGCCGACCGAGCCGAACGCAGCGGACGCGCCAGAAATCCCGACGCAGGCGAGGTTGTAGTCGAAGAGTTCCGGTGCCCCGCGCGGGCCCTGGTAGCGCTGGAGCTGGCGAACCGCGCGAGCTTTCCAGACATCGCCGATGAGCGACGCCGCCTTCGCCTCGATGACCACGAGCGGTATCCCGTTAACGAACAGGACGAGGTCCGGGATGACCCGCCGCTCATCATCCTCCGTGCCACTCTCGCGTTCGTGTGGCAGCCGGATGCGCATCTGCGTTGTCACGATGTACTCGTTTCGGCCGTGTCGGGCGTCGGCGAGGTCGAAGTCGAAGAAGTGGACGGTACGCGAGCGCCGCACGGCGGCATCGTCGACATCCAGCGGCATCCCATACGTCAGGTACTCGTGGATCGCCTGGTTGCGGGCGATCCCGGTCACAGGGACATTCCGCAGGTTGAAGATGGCGCGGGTGACGTGGTCGTCGGTCATCCAGGGGTTCAGCCGCTTGAGCGCCTCCCGCAGCCGGCCCTCGAGCAGCACCGCCCGGCATCCATCGCGTTCGGCGTCGAGGTTCTCGCGGGCCACAAAGACCCAGCCCAACTTGACCAGCAGGTCCCGCGCGGGGAGTTCGGCCTCGTTGAGTTCATTGACGCGGCTGGTCATGCGGCCAGCCCCTCGCCAAGCGCCAGTTCAATCGCGTCGATAAGGCTCGTTAGCCGCGCTAGCATTTCGACGAGCGCCCATTCCATCGGGTAACACAT